CTGGGTCCCACGCATGACATAGAGCCTGTTTAGGTGGCGCTGTTCTTCTGGACCCTCCTTGAGTAGCTTGTTGTATCTCTCTTCCCATCCAGCATGCTCGATGATGACGGAGGATAGCCAGGCGGATCGGCCCTCAGCACCTTTCTCCCCCATCGGTGATTTGCGCTCCTTCTTGGGGATGCGATCCCAGATGTCGAATGCAGCTTGAGAAAGGTTCGCGTTGATGCCAGGCATTCAATCACTTCCTGATGATGTCAGACAACGATGACAAAGACGCCTTAGAGGATCCCACTTCAATGACCTCTGAGCCTTGCAGGACGTACAGGGCGGGCCTGAGTTGCCCATCAGAACCACTCCGGGTCATCTGTGGCCTCTGGGGCGCGTACTGTCTCTCTCTGCTCTAGCAGGAGGGCCACCTCTTTCTCTAGCTCTACAACGCGGGCTTCCAATCTCGCGATCCAATTTTCTGCGTTCAAGGTGTGACGAACTCTGCGGAGAACTTCTCGGGCATAGAACAGATCGTCTTCACTTCTACTTTCAGTTACGGGGGTATCATCTACTTCCTTCACGAGCCTCCGAGAACCCATTAGTTATTAATAACCTGCGGTCAGGAACTCGACACAATCAAAGGTCAACGACCCTCCGTTCGGACTCCGGTTCGTCGTGTGAGACGTGGGGTGGAAGGGGAGGGTGCGTAATAGTGAGATTTAAGGGGATTTGGAGTAGTTTTATGGGCGGTAGGCACCCGGTAAGCAGACATGGTAGTGCAAGATACCCTAATTTTGGCCAGTTTGATGCTGATTAACCTCATTTCGTTGGCTGGATTCGCCCTCTGGATCAGAATTCACATTGAACAATCGATGATGGACATCGATGAGAAGCTCGCACTTGCGATCCAAGCCCTGGTCGACAAGCTAATGTCCGGTGGACTAACAGAATTTGAGCCGCCGAACCCGATCCAGGGTGCCATTGCGTCATTGATTCAAGGAATGGCGCAACAAAAGATGAACACAATCGACGCGACAGTGACAGAACGCGGTCAGAATGGACAATTTACTGCCGTGCAAGAAACATAGTGATATTTATTACCGAGTTTTTGTTACCCTCGCAATATGGCACGCCGAAGAAAGACAAAGCGCCGAAGATCACCGAAGACAATGAGTCTAATCAATCTCGCAGAGAGCTACGCCTACGCGACCGTCATCACTGGCGGAGTTTTCGGCAATAGTCCGGTGGGCTTGCTCGGATTCGACGGATCAGGCGCGGGTGCTGGTAACGGAACTGCGATGACGACTACAGGAGCAGGTCTAACGCTTCAGTCAATCATCGGCGACCCCGGTTCGAGCTTCGATAGCATGCAATCAGCGTTTATGGCGAACTACCAGGCTATGGCTGTGCAGGCAATAGGAATCGGAATCACCTTCAAATTCGCTAAGAAGCTCCTAAGGAAGCCCATCAGCAACGTAAATCGTAACCTGATGAAGCCACTTGGGATCGGAGTGAGGTTGTGATCTTATGGCCACCAATACTGTGACCGCTAATCTCGTCTGTAGTGACGGAACAAACATACCCCTCAAGGCAGAATTGGCCGAGGGTACAGAATCGAACCTGACCACCGACACCGCATACACTGTCAGCGCTCAGAACGTCGGCGACTTCGCTCCTGGCAAGACCGTCGTGTCCGCCCTAGTATCGTGTGATAACGGGGTGGGGTACTGCTACGTACTCTCGATGGGCCTCGTGGCTGCAATCATACCGTGGTCTGTCAAGGGAGCCGTCTCTGACGGATCACCTGCGCTCTGCCAACCATACACTTTGAGAGCCGGTGACATCGTCCGATGCATGAATAATTCTGCCGCAGACCGCGAGGCAGCAATGGCAGTCTACACCGCGAGCGGAACTTCTAGGATTTTCGTTGTAACCGCTTCTGGTGGCGCAACAAATGAGCTAGTCGACCTACAAACTGGCAACTCCATCGGCGACACACTCCAGGGACAAAGAATTTCAAAATGGTTTGGAACTTCTGTCGACGGCGCGAAGATTGAGACGCAGGGCTTCTTCGTGGTCGACGCTCTTGGCAACGTCGTCGGTTCTTGTAGCGCAACGAACCCGATTGTTCAACAGCCGCTCTTCTCTTTCGCCGCAACGAACATCGCTCTGAATTTTAAGGCTCAGTACCTCACAAATGCATAGATGTGATTTAATGCCGAGGATGACCAAAGCCGCAGGACGCCGAAGACTGGCTGAGATTCTCTCGAAGTCGAAGAAGCTCTACATGCGGTCATTCATTTCAACCAAGGACCTCGATTCAATCGAGAGAATCTGCAAGTCCCGATCAAAGCAACTCAAGTGAGGTGGCGGCGATGGTGCAAGTAGGCAGTCCGCAGATGCCCGGATATGGAGGGCTAGGAGCCCCGAAACCGGGCTATCAAGATTCTCCCTTCGAGAATTACCCTGGTGCAATCGGAAACGGGACATCTCCTGGTGCCCCAGCTCCTGGTCCCGGCCCATTCGACCCCCGAGGAGCCGTGCAGATACCGAATAACTTCTGGGGCTTTGTTATGCTGATGATGGGGTTGAAGTCGTAATGCCTCTTCCAGATGCACCCGTTATGTCGCCCAGGGTCTACAAGCTGTTGAAGACTACAACGCTCGAGAACCTCACTGCCGATAACCTGGCAGATGTAGCGGACCCGATCAGCATCGAGATGCTCAATGAGGACGAACTTAGGCGTCTTTGCCTGGTCGCCTTCGCGCGCATGGTGACTAAGGGATCATTCGACGGGTGGTTGTGATGCCTCTTCCAGATGCAGATAAGAAATCCCCCAGGGTCTACACCCTCCTTCAGAACCAGGACCTCGAGAATGTCACTGCCGATACCCTGGCAGACGTAGCTGATACGATCAGCATCGAAGAGGCTAACGAGGATGAGCTTCGCAGAATATGCCTGGTCGCATTCGCCAGGATGGTGACAAAGGGATCGTTCGACGGTTGGCTGAGTGGTGGAGGCGGGGCATACAAGCAGACCCCGGTACTGTCTGATGCGAACTATGACACCTACGACATATCCTGCGCAGCTCCCTGGGGCGTTATCTCGAAGGACACTGACGGTGTCGATGACGAACCGTGCTTCTATCCCTTCATCGCCCCGAAGACGGGCACGTTGGCAGCCATCACCATCGGCGTGACTTCCGCAGCCGGATCAACCAACACCCTACAGCTCGGACTCTACAACGCCGATGCCGATACCGGCGCGCCCACGACGCAGATAGCTTCGTGCGCTATCGACCTCGAATCCACCGGCAGCATCCGTCAGACCAGCTTCACCGGGACTCCTACAGTAACCCGCGATACTCTGTACTGGATGGGATACTGTCGATCACAAGCTGTAGCTGCGACCATCCAGACCTCGAAGCAGATTTACTGCCCAGGTCCTGGTCCTACAAATTCCACAGAGGACATGAAGTCCCACCTCGAGCTACAGAGTAGTGACAGGACGCTGCCCAGTACGGTTGATGAAACCGATCTGCAAAGCACGAACTCAGAGACCCCCGTTATGCTGTTGGAGTGGTGATGATGCATAGGAACACTCGAACCTATGACGGCGAGACACTCATTGAGGAAACCTTCCGAGATGTCGACTGGGATGAAGTCCGACGCCTCAGGGATCGAGACCTCGAGAGCTGCGACTGGCGTGCTGGCAAGGATGTCGTCCTGGCTACTGCCTGGAAGGACTACCGCCAGGCTCTACGCGATCTCCCCCAGGAGCACGACGAGGCCAACGACGCCGCAGACAACTGGCCTGAAGCACCGGAGTGATCCGATGTCGAAGAACAAACCGAAAGAAACCATCGAGTATGTCATTCGGCTCCAGGACAAAGAGCGACAGTTACTGGATGACGCAATTGGCGCCTATCGATTTGGTCGAATCTCAACCCCAATAGTTAGTATCCTCAAGGATAATTCAGCACTATTAGTCATCTCAGGTCTGTTAGTCCTAATGCTGCCAAATCTCCCCCCTGGATGGAGAGATAAGTTAGAGATCGATGGCGAAGAAACTACAATTGGAAAAATCAAAGATTACCTAGAGCTTGAAAATCTAGCCGGTGCCGTTATCGGTGGATGGGGGGGCGCATGGGCCGGGGCACCCGCAGGTCCGTGGGGCGCACTGATCGGCGGTATCGCCGGGGCACTATCCGGCATCGTAGCTGTAGAAGTAGGCGAAGAGATAGGTGAGGCGATAGTATCTGAATTTGAGACAGAAGCAGCCGCAGCGAGAGCAGGGAACGCGATAAGCGGAACAGCCGTTCTCATGTATCTTATCATCACGCTTGAGAGAATTGGCAACCGGGACACAATTTAGGTGCCCGCCCGGACCCGCCCCCAAATCCAATCGTTTACCCCCACCTATTCGGGTAAGTTTGGGGTAAATTGGCCCCTATTACTTATAAAGAAACGATAGACTGCGCCTCATTCGTGAATCTTCTTCTGTAGGTCGGCAATCGTTCCCTCTGCGATTCGACGCAACTTCTCAAGCTCTTGGTGACTATCCATCAACTCGTTGTATCGAACCGACCATCCTTCGTTCTTGATGATGACGGAGGATAGCCAGGCGGATCGGCCCTCTGCACCTTTCGCCCCCATCGGAGACTTTCTCTCCTTCTTCGGGATACGGTCCCAGATGTCGAAGGCAGCTTGAGAGAGGTTTGCGTTGATGCCGGGCATTTACTCACCGCCTATGTGTACACCGGAAGAGTCTAACTTGGGGTTGGTTGGACCAATTGCATACCATTCAAAGCCATCATTCCCCATGGCTTGATTGCTAAACTCCCAAACGATCATCGGAACAAACACCCATTTATCTTTCACTTTTCGACGTAAGTACATTCTATTTACATCCATCAGAACCACTCCGGGTCATCTGTGGCCTCTGGGGCGCGTACTGTCACTCTCTGCTCTAGCAGGAGGGCCACCTCCTTCTCTAGCTCTGTAACGCGGGTTGTTAATCTCGCTACGCGCCCGTCGGCCCACCCCCAACGAGCTAAGAGATCCATCATAGCATCTTCTTCAGTTTTACTTTCAGTTACGGGGGTATCATCGACTTCCTTCATTCAATAATTCCTCCGCGATTCTTGTTCAAGCTGAATCAAGAATATCAAATGCCTCAATT